AGGAGGCTAGCCACATCACCCCGGAGCTCCACGCGCAGCTACCGGACGATGCCTTCGCCTTGGTTCTTCAGAACAACGGTGAGACCACCATCAGGAAGTACGCCTGTGTGGATGAGGGCAACACAGCGCTCAGCGTGGAGTACTTCCTCAAGACTGCGCACAAGCTGCCCAAGGAAGCGCAGAAGGTTGCCGCACAGAACCTCATCGTTGCGTGTGGCTGGTATGGGCTCGAGCCGCCGCAGGGGCTTACGCGGTTTGCGGAGTGAACATGACTCAACAAGTACGCAAGGAACAGGTTTGGAAGACGGCAGACGGCAACTCCGAGAAGGAGGCCGAGCTCGCTGGTACATGGGACATGTCTCACAGTGATGCACAGGGTACTTCTACTCGGCCAGAGAAGAAGTTGTCTGTCCCCAAGACGGCAGAGGTCATCCGCAATGAGCGGGTGGACGACTTCCTCGACGCGCACGGTATGCACATCCCGGGAGGCGGAGTGGAGAAGACAGCCGAGGGTACAGTGAAGCCTGACCCGGACAAGGAGCTGGCTGAGGCTTTCGGTGTGTGCTGCGTGGGAGGCGAGCAACCTGCCAGTAACCCGCAGGTGGGGAAGACTCTGAAGCCTCACGTGGACGTGACCAGCGCCGAGCCGCCCAAGGTCATCCAGGAGAAGAAGGCTGAGTATTCCGCCATGCCCTCCATTGGCCGGTACCCGTTGGACAACTACCACCAGGTGAAGGCTGCCTCGGCGTACTTCAACGAGAGCCACAAGCTGATGGCGCCAGAAGACCGACGGGAGTTCGCCGTCAACATGGTCAAGCGCGCCAGCGCCTTGGACATCCCAGTCAGTGAGCTGGCGGAGCACTACGGAGCTCCTGGATACGCCAGTGACGTACACCTGCAGATTGAGGTCGACGGCCGCCGTCCCATCATCAAGGAGGCGGAGCACCTCGAGCTACTCGACGAGCTGATGGAGAACAAGTACCGGCTCTCCCCGGAGGTGTTTGCTCGTACGTTGGGTGAGATCGACAAGCTGGCCAGCATCAATGAGTTCTACGGTAGTGAGATCAACGACCCCTTCTACGCCACCTTCGGGAAGTCAGCCGCTGATACGAAGAAGGAAGACCCACTGGATTCCATCGTTGTCGGCAACGAGTACATGACGACTCGAGACCTCAAGGCGTTCTCCGCCATGAATGGGGAGGCGTTGAAGAAGCGATTCGGTGAGGATGTCTGTAAAGAGATGCAGGCGGACCCCACAGCTATCTTCAATAGCTTGCCTCGAGACCAGAAGTTGGTCATCATGCGGATGGTGAACAGCGAGAACCACGGAAAGGGCGCGGAGAAGACCGCCCAGTAGGTAATGGCCGAGGACGTAGTGCCTCCCGGGCCTAGCCGAGCCTCCGAGCGCAAGCTCGTTGAAGCAATCCTGCGTGGGGACAAGGCCCTGCAGGACACGTATAAGGACTACCCCGAGGATGCTTCCACTGAAATAGAGGAGGAAGCGGAGTACGAGGATGACCGGGTAGTTGTGGATGTCGAGCGAGCTCCCAGGCTGCCGACTACCATCAACTTGTTCCAGCACCCAGACGCTCATCCCTTCGTTCTGGACCTTGCCCTCTTGCGTACGTACGGACCTGAGTGGATGCAATGGGAGCCCGATACACTCGAGCTTCGCATCCTGACCGACTTCAGAACCAATAGCCTCAGCGACTTGAACATGGACAAGCTGCAGTCGTTGAAGGTCATGCACATGGTTGACCTGTTCTGGAAGAACTGGGAGGTCTTCGCTCCTTGTACGCAGGCGTTGACGGGCATCCCACCAGACTTCTCGGTCATCCAGGCAGTGACAGTACCGCAGGCGATGATTGCAGTGGACATCGCCAACCGCGTGCGCGGGGATGTTCAGTGGGGCCTCGAGGTCAGGACTTACTTGTCCTGCGTACAGCTCCACGACGGGATGTTCTGCCCTATTCCTCCGCTCGACTTCGTAGAAGTAGACCCTGAGGGTTACGACATCGACTGCGAGGACATCAAAAACCGCTGGGAAACCGTGCGCGCCACGAGAAATGCTCCTTCTTCGACTACCGTTGAGAACGAACAGTTGCGTAGAATGTTGGAGGCGTGGGCTTTGCTCGAGGAGAGCCGCTCTCAGCTTCAGGACCAGCTACCCCTCTTGTACAATGCCTAGGCTCAGCACAGACTCGTTCTTAGAGGAGATGGGCAAGCAGGCCGTGCTCGGTGGCTTTCTGTCCAAGATGGTCCCCAAGGTCGTGAGTCGAGGCATCGGTAGAGCAGGGCAGGTTGTCGGACGTCAGGCTGGAGCTATGGGCGCCGGCGCTGGACTTGGGGCTGCTGGTGGTGCTGGAGTAGGAGCTGCTGGTGGTGGCATCAAGGGCTACCGTGAGGCCGAGGAGATAGGTGATAGTCCCATCGCCGGCGCCATCACCGGGGCAGGAGGAGGCGCTCTGAGTGGAGCAGGAGTGGGTGCAGCACTCGGCGGCGCTGCCGGCTTGGCTGGTGGTGCTCGAGCAGCAGATGTAGCCGGCCGATTGGCCAGTAGGAAGGGTACTCTAGGGTCCCTATCCCGCTTCGGACAACGGCAACTTCATGCAACTACCGGAATCACCCCTGGTGGTGCCGCACGCGTTCTTCCCAGTGGCCGAGTCAATCCTGAATACGCCAAGGCGGTGAGTGCTCTGCGAGGTCCTGGCGGTACGCATGTAGCCACCAAGGAGGTAGGCAGAACCAAGAAGTTAGTGGAGGGAGTGGGCAAGAAGAAGGGCGTAAAGAGCAAGGCGTATGAGAGGGCGCTCAAGAAGCAGCAGAGGGCAGAGGGGTACCTCAGTACTGCTAGTGAGGCTGAGAGCAAGGGGTTGACCAGCGTTCCGGGGATGGTCCGGTCTCTTGGTAGAGAGGGTGGTGTGAAGGATGTGTGGCGCCTGGGAGTCAAGCCACAGCTCACACAGCAGGGAGCTGTCGGCAAGAGTATGGTGGTTCTTCCAGTAGGGTTTGCTGGGATGGAGCTCGCTCGTGAGGGTGACCCAGGTGAGAGTGGAAGGATGGAGCGGTTTGGTGAGAGCTTGGGAATGGGTGCGGGTTATGCCACCTCACCCTTCATCCCGATTGCAGGCAGTGAGGTCTTGTCTCGAGGCACTGCAGCTGCTGGTGGAGCATTGGGAAAGACCGTCGACAAGCTGTTGAAGGCAAAGAAGAAAGAGAAGAGCCAGAGCTTGGGGGACAACTCAGCCGCACCAACTTTGGAGGACGGGGGACAATCAGAGATGGTAGAACGGGTGTACTCCAATGCGGCGCAGGGACTACCACCGGATGAACTAGCTCTATGAGTTACGTCAGTGGAAGCTTCACAGGAGCAGGCAGCCCCGGTCGGTTTGCGGCGGGTTCAACGCGTGGACGTATTCAGGGTAGCGGTCAGAGCGCACTGAACTACCCCAGTCCCTTCTTCGACGTTGCGCACACTTACCTGCCAACGAGTGTCAAGCAGCTCTTCAAGTTCTGCCGCTACTACTTCCTGACCAATCCTCTCATCAACGCCATCGTCTTCAAGATGAGCGAGTACCCGGTTACGGATGTGGTCATTGACCATGATGACCCGGAGGTAGTGAAGAAGTGGACGGAGTACTTCACGGAGACCATCCGGTTCCGCTCCTTCCAGATTGAGTGTGGACTCGACTACAACTGTTATGGCAACTGCCCCGTCAGTCTCTCCTTTCCGTTCCAGAAGTACCTGACGTGCAGGTCCTGTGGATTCAGTGAGCAGTCGCGCAAGATTCGCAGCAATTGGGTCTACACCAGCAATGACTTCCGTCTGAACTGCCCGAAGTGTGGGAACGTAGGGGCAGCTACTCCAAAGGACTGGTACTACCGGGACGCCAGTGCCATCCGTCCAGTCCGTTGGAACATTGAAGACGTCGAGATCAACTACAATGACATCTCGGGTGAGAGCACCCACTTCTACAACATCCCTTCACCCCTGCGAGCCGACATCACCCTTGGCAAGAAGGATGTGGTGGAGTCGATGCCTCAGATCTTCTTGCAGGCCATCCGTCAGGGCAAGGGGATCATCTTCTCGAAGTCCAACCTGTTTCACATGAAGCGGGCCACACTGGCATGGAACGACCGGGGCTGGGGAACCCCTTTGATCCTGCCAGTTTTGAAGGATGCGTTCTATCTGCAGCTCATGAAGAAGGCGCAGGAAGCCATCCTCCTCGAGCACATTGTGCCGCTGCGCGTACTCTTCCCCCAGGCAGCGTCAGGAACAACGGACCCTTTCACAACGGTCAACCTCATCGACTGGCGTGACCAGGTAGCTGAAGAGATTGGGCGTTGGCGGCACGACAACAACTACATCCCCATTATGCCTCTCCCACTGGGAAATCAGAGCATTGGTGGTGATGGCAAGGCCCTGCTGCTCTCCGGTGAGATGCAGATGATGGGCGAACAGATCATCATGGGGATGGGCGTGCCGAGGGAGTTCCTTCAGGGTGGGCTCTCCTACGCTGGCACCAACGTCTCCATGCGGATGCTCGAGAACGCTTTCTTGAGCTACATTGGCCGGCAGCGGCAGATGGCCAACTGGTTGATGAACATGGTGGCTCACTTCATGGGCTGGCCGAAGGCAAGCATCAGGTTCAAGCCGTTCAAGATGGCTGACGATCTGCAGCGCAAGAGCTACCTCTTCCAGCTCAACCAGGCGCAGAAGATCTCCGACACCACCCTGTTGGCAGACGCTGACCTCAATCAGAAGGACGAGAACGAGATCATGCGTCGTGAGATGTCTGAGCGGCAGGCAGTCACGAAGAAGCAGCAGATTGCGATGGCTGAGGTTCAGGGTGAGTCTTCGGTCATCATGATGAAGATGCAGATGAAGGCGCAGCAGGCCATGATGGAAGCTCAGCAGGCGCCGAATGCTCCTGGTGAGCCGGGTGGTCCTGAAGGCGCGCCGGCGGAGATGATGGTTGGAGCTCCACCACCTGCAGCTCTGCCCCCTGGGCCACTATCACAGCAGATGCAATCCAGCGTGCCTGCCTCAGCGGAGAGTGGGCTGAATACTGGTCAAGACCTCGGTATGCCCCCCGAGAAGGGTCAAGGTCAGGTGCCCGTGGACCTCGTGCAGCTTGCAGAGGGCTACGCTGCACAGATTGCAGAGATGCCACCGGAACAACAGGCTCAGGCTATCCAGGCTATCTACTCTCAGAGTGAAGAGCTCGGGCAGTTGGTGGAGCAGTTCCTGGCGATGGTTCAGAAGGGTACGGCTGGGCAGGCTATCTCTTCTGGGGTGGATGACCGTCCTCTACCAGACAAGCTTCCAGCTCGTCGAACTACGCAGCTGGTGTGAAATGATGCCCGACACCTATATCAGGGGTCATGTCATAGACGTGCGGGTGACGCCCGCCTCAACGACAGAGGACTCATGGCACACCACAAGCGAGGACGTAGGAAGGATGTTCGGGCAGGCTGTTTGCTGTGCAAGCCACACAAAAGCACCACTCAGAAGGGGCGGCTGAAGCAGCAGACCGTGCAGGAGCAGAAGGCTCGGGTTTCAGAAAAGGAGCAGAAGGGGGTTGACTGGTGGTACGAGCTGTTTATGATGCAGGAATGAACCCACGACTTTGACCGTCAGACCGCCTCGGCGGGGTCCAATATAGCCCTTGGCGCTTGCGCCCAGGGCTTTCGTGCGTTTAGCGGGTGTACCTCAGTTGGCAGAGGGCCGGGCGTAAAGAACCCGGATGCCGGAGGTTCGAGACCTTCCACCCGCGCCGGGAGTAGGGGCAGCTTGCTTGCAAGCGGAGGCAGTACGGATGTCTGCAGCAGATGTCTGTCTTCAGCTGACATCCCACTCTCGACCAGGGCGAATAGCTCAGCTGGCAGAGCACTGGGCCTAAAGAACCCAGCGGTCGCAGGTTCAAGTCCTGCTTCGCCCACTAGATACGAGCGCCGAGTGTTTCATGGACTGCGTGTAACCAGAAGTCGTCCTGGGATCTCCCCAGACACCATGCTCGACGCTCGTGGGAGTAACGTAGCATGAACAAGCTGTACATCATCGTCAGAAGTGACCTAAATCCGGGGTTGCAAGCAGCGCAGGCGTGCCACGCACTGCGTCTGTTCGTAGAGGAGCACAAACTCGAGGAAAACCGGTGGTTCCGCTACAGCAACAACATCGTGCTGTTGCAGGTGCCCACCAAGGAGGAGCTGATAGCTCTGGCTTACAAGGTGGTGAATGAGGACATCCCGGTGTCGATGTTCAAGGAGCCAGATGTCGACGATGAGCCTACTGCCATTGCTCTGCTGGGGAGACAGGCCAAGAAGATGGTGAGCAACCTGCCTCTAGCTCTGCGTGCGGCATGAACTTGTAGCTATTGAGAGAGAACCTGGCGGCTCTCTCCCTCCTTTCTACCGTACCCGTCGCCGGCGGGGAGCCGGACGGGCAGCAATCCTTTGACGGGGGCGCCCTCTTGGAGGGACGGCTCGTCGGTTGTGCCTCACCCATCGGTGCTGAACTCGAGGGGTGTAGTTCCGAACTACGATGGGCGGCCTGCGCTCCACGTAGACGGGCACCGGGTGCTTGTAGACGTGGACGGTACAACTCGATAGCAGTGCCGACAATCCTATCAGTTCCAGCAAGCACAGTTTCAGTAGGCATAGTCTCATAGCGTTTACCTCCACTGTTGTTATGCCGTTTTTGTACCTGTTATTGCTAGCAATGACAGTTGTCAAGCCGCTTCCTCGGCGAGCGCTTCGCGCAGCCGCTCCCGCAGCCTGGGCCAGACCTTCTCCGCGAACGCAACCAACCGGGGCTCCGGCCCGTGGCAGCACAGTTCCCACGCCGCCTCTAGTTTGGTCTCGCCGTGCCAGACCGTGAAGTCGGAATCGTCCTCGAAGTCGTGATACTGGAGGTGGTCCCACTCGTCGCGCGCCTCGTCCTTCCCCAGGCTAAGGTCTCGACGCAGCCGGCATATCTCCTCCTTAATTCGTTGCTTGGTCTTGTCTCCTCTGATGCGCGAGCGGCCGCCGTCGAGTTTGCCGATGAGGTATCCGTTGTCGATCTGCAACAGGAACTTCCGGAAGTCGTACGGCCCCCAACCGTCGCGCGGCCAGTGGTAAACGTAGTTGCCGAAGTCGCTGGCGACCGACAACATGCCAAACGAGTCAAGCAGGAACACGGCCCACCCCTCGTGCTTCACGTTCGGGAAAGCGTAGCGGTATAGGGTTGGTTCACTCATGGCGTCCTCCGTGCTGTGCAGTTACTTCGGTGCTCCGTAATCAGACGTGCAGGCGGTAATCGTTGTCGTCTCTGCTGGCTTCCACTCACCACTTCGGTATTCCCCTGCCTCAGAATCCAGCATGACTAGCTCGTCTTTCATCGCGTCCTTTCGGGCCTTTCGGTCCTGAGTGACAGTTACTTGTCTCGCTCAAGCGCACGCCTGCACCGCTCGTGCAAGCCGCTCCAAATCACAACTCCGTTGCATCGCCACTCAATGTCGGGCACCAGCGGCAACGACGCACACTCCCCAGAAGGGGCGGTCAGCCACGGGCGTCGTACTCCCGAAGCATTACCATGAACTCCGACGAAGTGATCCACCCGTTGTCGCTGAGCTCAATTAGCCGTCGAACCCGTTGACGATACGGCTTGTGGTCCACTTCCTTGAGAGCTTCCGCCAATATGCGCTTGCGCTCCTCTTCTCGAACGCGCCGACGTTGGCCTTGCTCGGCTATCACGTCGAACCACCCGTTTAAGTCGCCGTCAGGCATGGGGCTCCAAACTGGGGAGGTCTACGGCTACACGTTCGTCCTTGTCGTCAGTGCTGCTCATCACGCCGCCTTCCTTCCTCTCGCCATCGCCTTCAACCTCAGCCACACCCGCAGCGCCCCGAGTCCCTCACCCTTGCGGTAGCTACTCATCGGCGGGCCTTTCTTCCTCTCTGTTGTGTTGTTCATTAGTCCCTCATCCTGGGCTTCTTCAATTCCTGGTTCTTATCACAGACGACTAGTGTGCCCCAAGTAGCTGGGCGACGAGCGTAGTCAGTCTTGACGATGCACCAGATGACAGCAAACCCTCGAGGGGGTGTCTTGGGAGCTGGGCCATCACCATCAGTCATGTACACCACAATCTGAGGGCGAGGGCGTAGTTTCCGTATGTGCTTCAGCGCAGCGTGGAAGTCGGTTCCACCACGGCCCTTGGCAGTTAGACGGGGGATGTCCTTGGTTTTGACCCGTCGTGCACTGTGTACCTGGGTGTCTGCATCGATGACCCAGATGTCTTCCACATCCGTCTTCTTCAATACGTGGAAGATCTCGTTGTTCACCTGCTGCAGTTCCTCCGTACCCATAGACAGTGAGGTATCTCGGACGACTGCGAGCTCAATCTCCATGTCGACTAGACCAGGTGACACGATGCCAGTCATCCCGGAGGACATGGATGGTCGCTTCATGGAGTAGTCAGCTCCACCGGCCATGATGTTGCCTGCGGCTCGATTGAGGAGTGTTTGCAGCACTCTTCTCCAGTTCACCGCCGGCTTCTTGTACCGGGTCTGGATGAGCTCCTCGTAGTGCCCCGGCATGTTGCCACAGCCGTGCTGAGCGATGTGTGACTTGATGGCATCCAGTGTCTGGTGACGGGCAGCTTCTACTTCGATGTCGCTCTTGCCATATTCAGCGTCGAGTTCGGCTTCCAGAGAGGGGTCTACGACTCCGCCGGCGACACCACCACAGGCTCCCGAGCCGACTTTGGGTTGCCACACTTGTGGTGGGGCTCCGGTACTTCCTCCTCCTCCGGCTGGGTCCTGACCGGAGCTTCCTCCTCCCATGCTCTGCTGGCAGAGTTGCTGTAGCGTCTTCTGGTTCTGGTCCATCTTCTCTTGAAGCAGGCTGTAGTACGCCTCCATTGTGAGAAATGGCTCGAACTTGAACTTCTCTGGGACCACGACCCAGCTGGGAAGTAGGTATCCCTCACGGATAAGGACGCAGTTGATGCCAAGGTCACCGGCTATGTTGCCCATGTCCTTGTTGGGCAGTGCTTCCAAGCGTTCAAAGCCCCTCAGTGGGTGCTCACATTCGTGGTACAGGCACCCTCCGATGATCTCGTCTCTGGTGTTCTCATCCTTGAACTCAGGCTCAATGAGAATCCACGGCATGCCGATGTACAAGACCAGCCCACGTGTCACGCCCATGGTAATCTCTGGCCTCCACACTGGAACCGGGCTCAGGTTCAGTAGGGTAGAGGCGATGTAGGGAGCCCGGTTCAGAAGGTAGGAGCGCGCATTGGCTAGTCGGTTCAGAGCCTCGGACTCATCGTTCTTTTTACTCATTGGATGTACTTCAGTTGCCCTGTGTCGCCCAGGTTGTTGCAGACCTCCTCGGCGATGTCGGAGACCTTGGTGTTGGGGCAGTTGACGTCTAGGTCTGCAGCAATCAAGCAGCCGGCTGGCAACTTGGCTGAGTCAGCATACCCCTTGTCGATGGCCTTTTGGATGAACTGCCAGCACAGGACAGCGTACTCAAACCGCTCCTTCTCGTCCTCGATGGCAACTACCCAGTTGCCAGTGCTGTCCAGGACAGTGCGGACGATGTCGAGTCTACGACTCATCTTCCACTTGCCTGTGAGAGCATCCTGCGGACTGGGTAGGTCCTTCTTGGCCATGTAGGCAGTCCACTCGGTAGCTAGCCCTTCACCAACTAGGCTGCCAACGATGAGGGGAGCAATCCTGTCTTCTACTTCCAGGCAACGACGAGTCGTCTCAGCCCAGATAGCCATAGACCAGGTGCGGAGAGAGGGCCAGGGTCCTCCAGCGCGCGGGTCATCCTCTTCTGGAACATCGATGAACTTGTTGCGCTTCACACCCTTGTCGCCATCGCTCTTGTCGGTCCAGGTGCCACCACCGGCTTTGATGAACTCCCAGGTGGAGTCGGCGACGTTGTCGTAGTGCTCAAACCAGCGCTGGATGACGACCTTCTTAGAACCCGCCATCTGTTGTACGTCTTCCATCTTGTAGCGGCCCTTCATCCACTCGTGCCACGCATCTGGTGTTGGTGGAGTGTAGCTGTAGTGGGCCATACGGTTGGCTAGTGGTACTTCCAGGTCTCGTCCATTGGCGGCGATGTCAGCCGGATTCATGGCTAGGACGATGCGGGTTCCTGGAGGTAGTTGATACTCGCCTACTTGACGTTCATCCACGAAGGACATGCAAGCTGACTGGGTGGCGCGTGTGGCAGAGCTGATCTCATCCAGGTTCAGAACTGAGTCTTCCAGCTCCATGCACGCTTTCACTTGTGGCATTCCACACTCGATGGAGACACCATCTGGGGTGGGGACGTAGACTCCAGCGAAGTGCTGAGGTTCTTTGGTAGCACACCAGACCCCGAAGTACTGTATACCCATCACGCCTGCGATGGCTGAGATGCGCTTGGTCTTGGCAACACCAGGTGGCCCAATGACATTGGTGGGAACGCCCCACAGCACTGTGGCTTTTCTGGGGTCGAATCCGATAGGGGTCGACATCATGACGATTAGATACTGCTCGAATTTGTCCATGTTCTCCTCAAGGAATTGGATGTAGGCAATGCGGCCGGGTGTCATACCCGACCGCAGCCTCACTCACCCAGTAGACTGCATGAACTTCTCTCTGTCCTTTTTGCAGCCATGGGTGCACTCGCCACTTCTCCAACAGCGTTCTTCAGTACCCTCTTCACATTCTCCGCAGTTGGAGATGTCAGTGGTGTCCCAGTACTCGAGGACTGAGTTGTTCAAGGTGCGCAGGCATTGTGTGCAAAGGATGTCCGGCGCTCCACTTACTGTGTACTCTACCTCGATTTTGCTCTGTGGTTCTCGGTCTGACACATCCCACTCGACATAGTTGATGATTCCAACCAGTTCTGCTTCAAGGATGTCGCTTTCACACACCTTGCAGTGACAGATGGGCTCGTTGGCCTTCACCATCTCTGCTTCTTCAGTGTGCTCTTTGAGCTCTAGGAACTGCTCTTCCCAGCACTCAACGTCGAGAAAGTACGGGTAGTACACATACTCTTCTTGTTCATCTAGGACAGATGCAAAGTGCACCTCGTACTGCCCGTTGCCTTGTATGAGGTGTACCCTAACCACTTGGAGAAGGAGGACTTCATCACATGCGTGGAAGTCCTCCCCACAGGCTCCGCACGACTGCTTCGTTTGGCAGAGTGCGGCTTCCAGCCTGTTCTCCTCGTCGGTCAGAGCAGCCGGTCCCATATGAGGGGGATTCGCTCCGCGCGTTTCCATCTTTTCTCTACCGTCTCCAATCTCGGGTCTGGTCCAAGCCCGGTAGTAGGGTCCGCATCCCAGAGGAGTAGGTCCAGATACTCCACATCATTGTGCGGCCCCAAGTGAATCCATCTCCGTAGTTCTTGTGGTTGTAGTACCTCCCCAGGGTGTTGTACCCGAAGATGCAGCTCTCTTTCAAAGAGGTCATCTACCAGGTCCTCTTCATCCACGCACAGACCAAACCAGCCCTCGGTTTCATCATTGATGCCAGGGTAGAGTTCATTGGTCCAAGGACACCACGCTCCAGGTGAGGCGATGTCCAGGAGAAGTTCCAGGTCTCGTTGGTTCACGAATGAAGAGAACAGCTTGTTGTCTACAATCCTGGCTCGGATACCACCTAGTGCTCGACCAGGTAGTGGGGCGTAGGCAGTTACTACTTGCCAGTAGCGATTTGAGTGTTTGGGGTCATCGAAGACGGCCCCAGTCAACCCAAACTGCTCTTGTAGAACCCTAGTTCCTGGTACCACTGTCAGCGGGGTGCTGTACGGGTTCACAAGCATGCTTTTCCTGCTCCGTCTTCCTGACGTGGCGCTGCAGCCAGATGACCAGGCCCTGCCCGATACCCACAAGGACACCCCACCAGAACATCAACTCATTCCTGTGATGGCGTCGATGTCTTCTTCCAGCTGGCTGGGCTCCTCTTCCTCGTCTTCCTTGTCTTCAGTACCTTCGATGTCTCCGTCCTCTTCTTCGACTTCTACCTCCTCATCCGTTTCCTCTATGTCCGCACTGTCATCAGTAGGGTCGGTCATGCTAACTCCTTCTGAGGTGCTGCTCTTTCCTCATAGTTCTTATGCCGGCACTTCAGTACTTCTTGCAGCCGACAACATTGGTGCGGTACGCTAGGTACAAAGGCGTATGGCGTATCTGAACACTAATGAGGCGCACCAGGATCTGAAGGTTGGTGTCTTGGATGGCATCAAGAGCAACTTTCCAATCGAGGGGAAGAGGCAGACCATCCACCTCGAGGGGTTGGATGTACGAGATGGGGACATGGACCCCGAGGATGTGGCGGGACAGCACAGCGCCAAGGTGGAGGGTAAGAGCTGGGCGGCTCCGGTCTACGCCAAGATGAAGATGGTGAACAACGAGACTGGTGAGACAGTCGACCAGAAGGAGATGAAGCTGGCTGAGATACCGCGCATGACGAAGCGGTACAGCTACATCGTGGATGGGAATGAGCTCCAGGTAGACAACCAGTGGCAGCTCAAGCCTGGGGTGTACGCGCGCCGGCGACGTAATGGGAAGTTGGAGACTCGGTTCAACCTGGCGAACAAGGCGTCATTCCACGTTACTCTGGACCCGGAGAAGAAGCAGTTCCTGATGGAGCGGGGGAAGTCTAAGTCCATCCCGGTCTACCCACTCATGAAGGAGATGGGGATTGATGATGACACGCTAGAAAAGAAGTGGGGCAAGGAAGTCTTTGCAGCAAACAAGTCAGGTCGGAACGTATCTACTGCACTCGAGCGATTCTACAAGGCTGACCGGAAGCGTGCTCCCAAGGATACCCAGGAGGCCAGGGAGTACTTCCACCAAGTCATGCGTGACTCTAAGCTCCGCCCAGAGGCTACTGAGCTGACGCTGGGCAAGGGGTTCAAGCAGGTGGAGGGAGACACGTTGACCCGAGCCACCAAGAAGATGATTGACGTTCTGGGAGGCGCACCGGAGGACGAACGAGACTCGTTGGCGTTCAAGGAGCTCAGGACTACTGCCGACTACGCCAAGGACAAGCTCACTGAGTGGAAGACGCAGAGAGACATCAAGAAGAAGGCAGCTCGCAAGATCAACCGGGCCACGAACATCCGAGAAGTACTCAAGTCCAGTACGTTCGGAGATGCGGTCAAGGCCACCTTCAACAAGAATTCGCTGGCTCGTAGTGCTGACCAGGTCAACCCGGTGGAGATGATTAGCTCCTCTTTCCAAACCACGGTGATGGGACCTGGTGGGATTCAGTCTGAGCAGAGCATCAACGACGAGACCAAACTCATCAACTCCAGCCACTTGGGCTTCCTGGACCCCATCCACACCCCGGAGGGGTCGAAAACAGGTGTCAGCTTGCACTTGCCACTAGGTGTGAGGAAGAAGGGGAACACTCCTACTATCCCGGTTTACAACTTGAAGACCAACAAAGCTGAGCGGATTGACCCCACGACATTCCACAAGTCGAAGGTCGTTATGCCCGACCAGGTGAGGTGGGACAAGGGTAGGCCAATTCCAGTAGCTGAAACGGTTCAGGTTTCTGGTAGGGGTAACGATGTAGCTGAGGACAAGTTCAAGAACGCCGACTACACGATGACTACGCCGTCTCAGCTATTCAGCATGACGAGCAACCTCATCCCCTGGTTGGGCAGCAATTCAGGCAACCGCGCCAGCTACGCTGACTCTCAGATTAGCCAGGCCATCTCCCTCAAGCACCGTGAGGCCCCTTTGGTACAGGTGGGTACCGGAGCAGGAGAGAAGGAGGGGCTGGATACGTTTGAGGGATTCATGGGCAAGCAATCAGCCCACTCTGCTCCAGTGGATGGTCAGGTAGTAGCTGTGTCCAAGGACGCTGTGACTATCAAAGGGAGCGACGGGAAGAAGCGGAAGGTTGGCCTCTACAACAACTTCCCGCTCAATGACCCCAAGGCAGTCTTGGATTCCACTGCTCGAGTGAAGAAGGGGGACACGGTCAAGAAGGGGCAGGTCGTTGCTGACAACAACTTCACCGACAATGGTAAGTTGGCGCTCGGTACCAACTTGCAGGCAGCCTACCTTCCATTCAAGGGGCTGAACTTCGAGGACGGTGTGGCCATCAGTGAGTCCGCTGCCAAGAAGATGACTAGTGTGCACATGCACAAGCCAGACATCCAATTGGCTGACACGTCGGTCACGAACCCTAAGCAGTATCGGATTCACCACCCGGAGTCGTTCACCAAGGACCAGTACGATAGGGTAGATGAGAATGGTGTAGCCAAGGTGGGACAGAAGGTCATGCTTGGTGACCCACTGGTGTTGGCAACCAAGCCCTACGAGCTCAAGGGACGCATGGGGATTCGTTCTGTGCGTAAGAGTCTCTCCACACAACAGTCAGACAACGCTCTTCGGTGGAAGTCAGACCATCCTGGTGAGGTAGTTGGTGTCCACAAGGACAAGAAAGGGAACATCACTGTCCACGTTAGGACAGAGGAGCCGATGCAGGTCGGTGATAAGCTAGCAGGACGCCACGGGAACAAGGGCATCGTTACTTCCATAGTCCCGGACAATGAGATGCCGGTCATGACTAATGGAAAGCCTATCGACATTGCGTTGAATCCTTCAGGGGTACCAGGACGCATGAACATGGGGCAGGTATTCGAGACTGCCGCCGGCAAGATTGCCCAAAAGACAGGCAAGCCCTACGTGGTCAAGAACTTCGAGTACGGAGTAGACCAGCTCGAGAAGATTCAGGGTGAGCTCAAGAAGCATGGTCTCAGCGACACCGAGGAGCTCAGGGACCCGAAGAGTGGGCAGAGTCTTGGTAAGGCGTTGGTAGGTCCACAGCACATGCTCAAGCTGAACTTCCAGATTGACAAGAAGATCTCAGCTCGAGCGGGCAACCCCCTAGAGGGAAGTGAGCCGGAGTATTACGACCCCTCTACCCTCATCCCTTCTGGTGGTGGGAAGGCTGGTGGGCAGAGCATTGGCAACCTGGACTTGTATGCCCTGTTAGCTCACGGAGCGAAGGCCAACATCCGGGAGATGCAGACCTGGAAGAGTGAGGGCCCGGACACGCGTGGGGAGGGTTCCAGGTGGGACTCTCAGCACAACGAGGTGTGGCGGAACATCCAGAATGGTGACCCCATCCCTCCACCGAAGAAGACGTTCGCCTTCCAGAAGTTCGAGGACATGCTGCGCGCCTCTGGCGTGAACGTGGAGAAGAAGGGCCATCGTCTGCAGGTCTCACCACTGACGGACGACCAGGTCCTGAAGATGTCAGCAGGTGAGCTGAAGGACCCCTCGGCTCTGACGTACAGCAAGCTCGACAAGAATGGTGAGCCGGTTCCCCGCCCTGGTGGGTTGTTCGACCCTAGGATGACGGGTGGTCATGGTGGGAAGAAGTGGACCCACATGAAGCTGGCGGAGCCAATGCCGAACCCAGTGTTCGAGCCTGCTGTCATGAAGGTCTTGGGGATGCCCAAGAAGGATTACCACGCGGTGATTCAGGGTGAGAAAGCTGTGAAGGGTGGCAAGCTCGTCCCGCTGGAGACTCCAGGTTCCAAAGCGGGTGGAGCAGCCATCGTGGACATGCTGGGGAAGGTGGATGTCGATAAGGAGTTGAAGCGGTCAGAGACAGCCCTCAACCAGTTGAAGCTGCCTGAGAACCTTGCTCATCGGGACAACACGCCGAAGCTCGACACTGCGATGAAGAAGGTCAGGTACTTGAGGACGCTGAAGGACATGGGGATGAACCCCAAGGAAGCGTACTCCATCAACAACCTGCCCATCATTCCACCGGCGATGAGACCAGCTTCCGTTCTTCCCGATGGGAACGTCCACTGGGCCGACCTCAACGGACTCTACTCACAGCTCGGCCAGGTCAATGGGAAGATGAAGGACCCTCGCCTACGCAAGTACATGGGTGACAAGGACCTGAAGGACAAGCGCGCCGAGCTGTACGATGGGCTGAAGGCGTTGGTTGGAGTAGGTGGAACCTACGCTGACCGTCAGGGTGACGACAAGGGCGTACTACTTCAGCTCCATGGCAAGGAGCCAAAGAAGGGCTACTTCCAAGGCACATTGCTCAAGCGCCGGCAGGACATGAGCATGCGCTCCACTATCACTCCCGACCCAGGAATGGGTATCGACAATGTGGGGCTCCCGGAGGAGAAGGCACTGACGCTGTTCAGGCCCTTCGTGACGAAGAAGCTGGTGGACTTGGGAGCTGCTCGAGACCCACTACAAGCCCAAGACCTGTTGGCCAAAAAGAAGAAGGACAAGATGGTCTACAAGGCGCTTGATGCAGTGATGCAAGAGCGCCCGGTTCTTCTGAAGCGTGACCCGGTCTTGCACAAGCATAGTGTACAAGCGTTCAATGCCCACCGGGTACCAGGCAGGGCCATTCAGATTCATCCACTTGTCACTGGTGGCTACAACGCCGACTTCGATGGGGATACGATGAGTGCATTCGTGCCCATCAGTAAAGAGGCAGTGGAAGAAGCCAAGGACATGATGCCATCGAACAACCTGTACAATGCAGGTAGTGGGGACGTGGCCTACACACCCACGCTCGAGAGCAACCTAGGGCTCTACAAGATGAGCATGGTCACGGGGGACGGGAAGAAGCGCTTCAAGACCCCTACGGACGCACTCAAAGCGACTCGTGATGGCAAGACCAAGGTCACCGACCTGGTGAATGTGGGTGGGAAGAAGACTACAGCAGGTCGTATCATGTTGGCTTCTGCAGTACCGGAGAAGATGCAGAACCAGCTTCTTTATGACACCGACCTTCGCTTGGACAAGAAGGGCATCAAGAGCACCTACACACAGCTAGCCAAGGACCACAACTCCGAGTTTGGAGAGTCAGCCTCAAACCTTATGCGGCTTGGCTACGATGCTTCCTACGGGTCCATCAGGATACGCAACCCGGAGACCAAGGGCACGGCCTTCGCAGTGGAGAAGGAGGCGGAGGACCCCAAGAAGAACGTTCAGTTCCTTCCGATGGGAACTCACTCTTTCAGCCTGGATGACTTCAAGACTGACAAGAAGACTCGAGACCCACTGGTAGCGCAAGCTCGGAAGAAGGTAGCTCAGATCAACGCTACTCCTGGATTGAGCTCCAAGGAGAAGCAGCGTCGTACTACTGATGCGTGGTTTGACGCTACAGACAAGATGAAGAAGGTTCACACCACCAAGATGGAGCGGAATCCGAGCAACTTGTACATGATGAATCAGGCGGGAGTGAAGCCAGGTTGGGACCAGTACCAGCAGCTCAAGCTTGCTCCCATGCTACTCGTCGACGCAAAGAACAAGATTATCCCCACTCCAGTGACCAAGAGCTACTCCGAAGGGTTGGATGTTGGCAGCTACTGGACGCAGCAGTCTGGAGCCAGGCGTGGAGTAGTACAGAAGGTTCAGGAGGTGGCTGGTCCTGGGGCGTTCACCAAACAGCTCATGAATACCTCCATGGGTCTGGTGGTGAACGAGGATGACTGTGGGACGAACCGTGGTATCAGCCTCAAGGCCAACTCTAACGACATCTACGACCGAGAGCTCACCAAGGACATGACGGTGAAGGGTAAGACTTTCAAAGCCGGCACTATCATGACACCAGATGTGGTGGGTCATCTTCGAGCAGCTGACAAGAAGATGACTGTTCCAGTGCGTAGTGCGCTCAAGTGTGAGCACAGTAAGGGTATCTGTCAGAAGTGTGCAGGGTTGGCGCCGGATGGGGACTACTTCAAGAAGGGCACCAACGTTGGTGTGTTGGCTACCCAATCACTAGGTGAGCGCTCTACGCAACTAGCGATGAAGGCATTCCACTCTGGTGGCATCGCCAAGCGCGGTGGTGGTACAGCGCGTATTGCCGACAGCTTTCAGCGGGTGCTGAATCTGACTGAGCTGCCGAAGGAACCTCCCAACTCGGCACGCCTCTCCATGAAGTCCGGGAAGGTGGAGAAGATTGAGCGAGACCCACTGGGTGTGAACGTGTGGGTTGGCGGTCAAAAGCACCATGTTTCCAAGGACCCGTATGGTAATCCTCTACATCAGTCAGTGCCTGGTGTCACTACTCCTGGGTGGAAGCCACCGAAGGTTGGTATGAAGGTAGAGGCGGGGCAACCCTTGTCTGATCCCACGCGTACCTTCGTGAACCCGCACGACTTGTACAAGGCCACTGGGAACATGGAGGTAGTTCAGAACCACCTGGTCAATGAGCTACACAGTATCTATGGCAATGAGGGAGTGCGTAGGCAGCACACTGAGCTCGTGGTCAAGGGGATGAGTGACCTAACTCGAGTGACTAACCCTGGTGATGCCGACCACATTGTACGAGGTGAGTATCAGGCTGCATCGAACATGCGAGCAATGAACAAGGGGTTGTCTGCCGAAGGTAAAAGGCCGGCTCAACACACGCCTATTCTGAAGGGTATCTCCGTCACACCACTTGAAGTACAAGAAGATTGGATGGCTAAGCTGAACCATCGTAGGTTGCGCCAGACCATTGCGGAGGGAGCCATGACGGGTGCTTCTTCTCATCTACATGGAGCACATCCGATACCTGGCATAGCCTACGGTGCTGAGTTTGGCATGACTGAGAAGCACAAGTTCCAGAAGCCACATCTCAAAGATGTGCCTAAGTGGGCGTACTGATGAAGCCATTCGACGGCGCAGACCCATTCGAGCCACCGCTACCAGCGTTGCGGACGGGGATGACACGGGGGCATGGTGGTCAATCTGCCTACATCCATGAGGCTCGAGTAGTAGACGTGAACTACATCAACTGGACGGTGGATGTAGTCACGCAGTTCGACTCTCGCTTCTACAACGACATCCAGATTGCTTCACCTTACATGCACCCCAATCGTGGGGAGGGCATCTACGTGATGCCGGAAGTCAATGCGAAGTGCTTGGTGTGCATCCCGAGTGATGGTCCACCGCCCTTCGTTCTGGCCTTCATCATGCCAATGGAGGAGAAGGACCAGCCGGAGGAGGACGACACGGACTCCGAGGGAGGGATGGGCCCTGCCACCTTCGCCGGTGGAAGAACGCGTGGGAAACCTGGGGATATTGTCCTCAAAGGCAGGGACGGGAACTTCATGGTGCTGCACCGGGGAGGGGTGTTGCAGATTGGAGCGACCGAGCTGGCTCAGCGCATCTACATCCCGATGCACAACATCGTCACGGATGTCAGCCAGAACTACGCCCATCAGAACACGGGTGGGGCCATCAACTGGGGAGTGAGCTCGAGCTCCACTGATGAGAACCCGGAGACTGAGTTCAGTCAGACCTTCCGGTTGTTCGCCAACGATGAGAAGGCGGACATCAAGGTGGCGATGGGGAAGGTGCATCAGCCAGTTCTCGAACCACCGGATGAGTCAGGGGAGTTCGCAGGGCTCAACGAGTTGGAGATAGGTACAACTCAGCCGGTCTGTCTTGAGTGCATTATTGCCCCGGGTGGGTTCAATGCAGAGAACGGTACCCCGGACCCCAGTGCCATCATGGGTACGAAGATGAAGTTCTTCTTCGACCGTGGAGGTGGAGGATTCTTGCGAGCAGAGGGAAGTGTACTCATCCGTGTGAAGAAGAAGCTCCGCATCATTTCAGATGAGGACATGCATCTGAAAACCCTCGGTTTCCTTACGCTCGAGTCGGAGAAGATGATTCGTTTGAGGAGCAAGGCCGGGCTTCAGATTGGTGGAGATGGTGGAGTCATTGCGCTCAATGGAGGAGAGAATCCGGTTGCTACAGTGGGTTCTACTGTAGCCATCGCTATCCCGGCAGTACCTCCAATCTTCGTGATTCCTGTACCTCCTGGAACGCCGGGGCAGCCTCCAGGTGCACTTGGAATATTGTGGCCCACAGAGCTAAATCCACTCTCTACTTTCACTGGTGTTATTCGCACAGGTAACCCGACCGTCTTAGCGTAATGCCCCTCAGTCAAGAAAAGTCCGCCTCGTTGGGGCAGTTCAACGTGGGCTTGGCAGCGGCCCTCGGGTTTCTAAATCCACTGGCTATTCAACTGGACGCGCTCACCCGCGTCGGTATTGGTCCGTTTGAAGCTCTGTTGGCTGCACAGCTCAACGCTTCACTGGCTGCACAGGCTACACTAGCCGTTCAGTTTGACCCCACCATCAACGCACAGCTGTTGGCCAACGCTCTTGTACAACTGCAAGCAGCGCTTGGCCTACCGACAATTGGAGTAACTGCGCAGCTCAACATAGTAGCTGACCTCTCTGCTACCCTAGCGATTCAGTTGGGTGGGCTGCAGCTGGCCATTGAAGCAGTGTTGGCCATCAAGATTCCAGCGTTGGCTCTGGCAGCAGAGTTACAAGCCAGCTTGGGAGCCACCGTGTTCGGATTCAGTTTTGATGGGGACACGTTGGCTACTACTGGCGCAGACATATCGACGTTGTTCAACAGTGGATTGGTGGACGGAAGTAACACTATTGGCGCCGGCGACACAGTTGGAGGGGTTGTACTCCTGGGCAGTGCCGCTTTTGCTATAGACGCCATCTTTGCCATAATCACGATACCGTAGGCATCAGCTAGAGGACGCCATGCAAGACCATCAGCCTCTATTCTTCCGCCCTGAAGAGTCCATCGAGAAGACCGCTGGAGAGGTGGACCTCCCGGAGGACCCCAACCAGTGGCCGCAGGAGATTCTCCAGGAGCTGTACAAGCAAGTCCCATACATCACGGATTACCAGCCCCACGTGGAGATGCAGAAGGCTGACGCCGAGCGGGGGTATGGGTTTGGGCATGTCGAGATCATGAACCAGACCGAGACTCCACAGGGTGCATCGGACATGGAGATGGAGGCCACTGGTGTGCGGTCGGTTCGCATTCCCTTCGTCATCAAGGACAAGAAGCTCTCTCCCTTCGACTTGCTCATCAACGACTCGTCGAAGGTAGTGCCATTGACAGAGAACCGCTTGCGGCAGTCCCTCTTCCGTCCGCAGGCATTCGATGTCACCAGCAAGACACCAGGTGACCAGAGCATGATTGGGCAGCTCTACCCACCGTATCGGACAGGTAGAGGATTCGGTGGTGGAGGCGTGGCTCTGAACGCCGGTGGGCAGATGGGCTACAAGCTCAGCTCGGCGCAGGAGCTCGAGCAGTTCCTGTTCGGTGCAGCTACTGAGGAACAGCAGAAGGAAGCTGGAGTCTACGAGGCTCCGAGGGGTGAGGTAGAGTCAGCTGGCAGGATTGCAGGAGCCTTGGCAGGTGGTGCGATAGGAGATGAGGTGGGCGCGCCCATCCTGGGTCTCCTTGGTGGTGGTCTCGCCGGCGGCAAGCTGGGAACGGGTGCTGAGAACCTAGCGGAGGGCCCACTTCCAGTGCCTGAGGGTACGGTGAAGATTGGTGGAGCAGGGACCCTAGAGAAAGATGCAGTCTCTCTCAAGAAGGTACTTGGTGCTATTGAGGACTCTGGGGCATCACCAGAGCGACTACTGAAAGCCCAGAAGGGTATGCAGGCCACTGCTGAAAAGGGTTTCAGCAAGGCACAGCGGCAGAGGAAAGGGACTGTAGGAGAGCTCTATAAGGGTCTTGGAACACAAGGGCGTGCGCTCAAAGCAGAACGAGCTGCTGAAGGAGCGGGTCGTGAGGCCCGTTTTCGTACCAAGACTAGCTCAGTACTCGAGGCTATCCTTCCTACCATCAACCACGCTGACCACGTGGCGTTCTGTGAGCTCATCCCGAAGCACGCTGCCTTGCTCTACCAGCATCGGAGTGTGGTGTACCCAGTGCTCAACAAGGTGGTGGAGGCTACACCCGAGCAGGCCAAGATGGCTTCATGGGAAGGACTGTTGGCTCCGTCCATCGTCCAGGTGCAGAAGCGCACCGAGGGCTACATGGTCAAGACCGCCAATCACTTCATGTGGTCGCCGAAGCAGGTGTTGGTCGACCGAGGAGAGGTCGTGCATCGCTTCGGGGTGAAGATTGCTCAGGATGTGGACACCTCCGGAGCAGTGACTATGCAGGATGAGGAGGGCGTGGTTGGTGAGGAAGCGACCAACGAGATGGCTCCGGTGGAGACCTTCGGTCTGTACAAGGTGAAGGATACCGAGGGTGCTGAGTACGTGGGCTTCGTGGTCCCTGAGCTCATCGACACCACTGGGGAGACGGTCCCGTTGGCGCTGTTCACCAACGGGTCGCACACGGCGGTGCAGGCAGACATCGAGGGAGAGCCGGCTGGTCAGGGGTCCAACCTTCCCAGTGGCCCGGTGGGTGGATACGGCGCTTTCTACACGGTGGTGGACGATGGCTCGGTGGTGATGACCATCCCGCTCGAGCTGGGTGGCTCCTTCACTGACCAGGACCAACCCAAGGTCTGGCAGGGTACGACGCTCGATGGCAGCCCGGTGGAGGTTAGCGTTCAGCCCAACATCCAGGAGGTGATGAGCAGCGGCGAGGGTAGAATGCTGGTTCCCGAGACATGGAACTGGTTGCCGCTCGATGGAAGCCAGTCCATCTCCCTGATTGGGGGAGAGTCTGAGGAGGCGGTCCCCGAGCTTGATGCGCCTGAGGGTGAGGAGAAGATGTCTCAGGTGGTCGTCCGGTCAGACGGCCAAACCTTCTCCTTCAGTGGGCACCCCGTGGAGAAGCTGGCGAGTGACGAGCGGAACTTCCTCGACATCAATGGGGCCCTTTTCTTGCTGGCAGGGCTGGGAGTCCATCAGGT